CGGTCTCCGGAAACAAAGTTAAACAATAAAGTTTGAAAATCATGTTATTATTAATTATTTCTTTTTTGGTTATCGCAGTTTATACGGCAGCAGTTTGTATAAAGGCAAAAGGTGTACCTTACTCTATCAGTGCAACCTATTACAAACTGGAACACGATCACTGGTTTATGGCTACAATGTGGCTGACTGCCGGATTGTTGATGCCGGCCGTGCTGGAAGTAAGTAAGCCGGGCACAGAATGGCTGGCATTCTTAGCTTGTGCCGGTATGTTCTTCATTGGGGCTGCTCCAAACTTCAAGGATATCGTCGAGGGGGGCATACACAAAATGGGGGCTATACTTTGCCTTGTGGGTTCGCAGGCTTGGGTAGCCTGTAACTGTCCGTGGTGTTTGATGGTTTGGATAGCGTATGTGGGTTATACCGTGGCCATGATGGTGCGAAATGAAAACGATTGCATTATATCGGATTTTCTGTACACTAAACCGATGTTCTAGATCGAAGTTGCAGCATTAACAAGTACCTATCTTAGTATATTCATCTGTCTGTAGCCTATAAAGTCATGGAAGAAGAACTGCTTACAACCCTTAGCCGCCTGTCGAACGTGATAGGCGGCTTTGTAACCGCCGTACTGATCCCCGTTGCCGGCTACTGGGGCTACCGGGAATATAACAAGCGCAAGGCTGCTGCTGAAGCTAAAAAGGCGGAAGCGGACAATATCACGCAATATGCTGCTGAATGGAAAGAGCTACACGAAAAGAAAGAACGTCGCGTCGGCGAACTGGATGCTAAAATTGATTCCCTGTATGAAAAGATAGACGAATACCGAGGGCGTGTCCGGGAGTTGACCGAGAAGAATACGGAGCTTATGATCAAGAACAACGCGTTGGAATTTCGCAAGTGTAACAAGCATGGATGTTCAGATCGTGAACCACCCAGCGAGTTTTAGTAAAATCGACAGTTAATGTACAATTAAATAATGGAGGAATTTATTATGACAGCAAGAGGACTTAGAAATAACAACGATGAGTGGAGAGACATTCCTGGTTATGAAGGATTGTATCAGGTGTCATCTGTAGGAAATGTAAAATCATTGCCAAAATACCGCTCAAAAACCGATAGAATATTGAAAGGATATATTGATAAAGACGGGTATGTGAAAGTAAGATTATGCCCAAACCAAAAGGAGAGAAAGTCTTATTTTGTTCACAGATTGGTAGCTATTGCATTTATAAACAATGATGAATGTTTACCTGAAGTAGACCATTTAAATACGATAAAAAATGATAATCGTGTAGAGAATTTAAAATGGTGTAACCATAAGATGAATGTCAATAATAAGATAACTCTAAAAAAGAAATCCGAATCAAGAAAAGGGGTTAAATTTTCACCGGAAACAATACGAAAGATGAGTGATGCGAAAAAGGGCAAGAAGCTACATCCTGATGTTTTGGCTCAGTTGGTAGAACGCAACAAAAAACCGGTTGCGATGCTTGATTATGAAGGTAACACGATTGCCGTCTTTAAAAGCATTAAAGAAGCTGGAGCTATAACTGGAGTAAACCCCAAAAGAATATCAGATGTTTGTTTAAATAAAAGAAATAGAGCTGGAGGTTACAAATGGAAAAGAGCATAAATATGAAATTACCTCGCGGTTTGCGCCTGTGTAACCCCGGAAATATCCGGATCAATGGCGACTTATTTCAGGGCGAGGTGAGACCAAGCAAGGATAAGTCGTTTAAGCAATTTACAACAATGGCTTACGGATACCGGGCGATGTTCGTAATCTTACGGAATTATATCCGCAATTACAAACTGGACACCATCCGCAAGATGATTAGCCGGTGGGCTCCGACAAACGAGAACCATACGGAGAATTATATCAGGGTGGTGGCAGAAAGAAGCGGTATTCCAGCTGACGAGCTTGTATATCCTGAGAACAGAGAGATAATGATTCGCATTGTCGCTGCTATGTCGTATGTTGAAAACGGCGTAGAAGCCGATATGCCGGATGTTATAACAGGATGGATTTTGCTATGAGACTATTATCTATTATTATAGCGTTTATTCTTTGTCTGGCTGGATGCCGGACAAAGATAAAATATGTGCCGGTCGAAACGGTTAGGACCGACAGCGTGTTCTTCAACTCTGTCCGGATCGATAGCGTACTTATACATGATTCGATCTCTGTAATCCAAAGAGGCGATACCGTTGTCGAATATCGGTACAGGTACATCTATAGGTACAAGGACAGGGTAGACACGCTGTATATAAACCGGACGGACTCTATCCAAGTTCCATATCCTGTTGAAATCGAAAAGAAGCTGACACTCTGGCAACAAACGAAAATCAAGTTCGGCGGCTGGGCTATAGCCGTTATCATTGTTACAATACTGATCGTCGTTGGCTGGATGGTCTACAAGCTAAAGAAATAGCTTTTTGTTCATATTACTCGAAAAAGTTGAAATAGAAGGGAAAAAGATTGTTGTTAAATACGGATTTGGATATGATGAAATTTTATCTATTGATCTACAGAAGGGCAAGTTATCCCTTCTGTAGTTCTTCTATTTTTCTCAAAAAAGTAGATAGAAAGCTGTAGCAATTGATATATGATACCAATATCGATTGGTCCAGTTTTGCATATATACTTTTCTGATCTTTGCTATCCTTGTATTCAAGAACTGCAATGTTCCTCTTTGTATTATAATGTAAAACCCCATGTGTATATTTATTTCGATCCTCTATAAATTGACATAAGGTTTTACGAACCTCCTTTATCAAGTATAAATTTTCAAGTACATTTTTCCCTTTTAATTCATTAGACTTCAAGATCTCACTCAAAAAATCCCGATGTTTCATAAAGTCCATTTTCTCATACACTATTTGGGGAGTACCATCCGCCTTCGTTTTCGCTAGATATCTTTGAGCGACAGGAAGGTCTTTTAGGCTATTATTCAACAAAATCAGATTTTGAAACAAACATTCTCCTAACCTCGAGCATAATCCTAAAGTAACCTCCAAATCTGCTATTACAGATATAAAATTTTTCCTTAATAAATAATTGAAATCAGTTGTAGGTTTATTGGATTTTATATTTCCCCAATCGACAAATGAGACTTTCAATGGAACTTCAAATCCAAGTTGTGTTTTATAACGATAAAATTCAGGAGCCGAAGCAGTAGCAATAATAAAATCTGCGTCTTCACGATCGTCCTTAACTAAAAATTCAGGTCTTTTTAAATTAAAGGTATTCATAACCCAATAAGTTTTTGTGCAACAATTTCCACAAAGATAGAGTATTTCAAATAAATAATAGGAGTTATCTCCTCTTATCTAAAAACAACGCCGTTCTTTATACTTTCCAGACAACGCATCGTCAATCCTAACAAATGGCAGTCACCGGAACAGGGGAGGACGAGGACCGGTCGGGAAAAACGTGAAAACATAAGAAAACCCGGCGGTATCAAAACCACCGGTTTTTTTTGTTGAACAGCTTATTTTTTCTTGGGTTTGTCAATCTTTTTCATTTCTCTAAACCCGGTTTTTAGCTCTTTCCTTAAATCAGGGATCTCTTTCTCTTGCTTTAATTGTTCCGGAGCTTTACCTGTATTTTCGATAACAATTTTACGGACCTCTTTTTCTACATCATAGTGTGTTCTTTCCAAAGCGACTTGCCCTTGAACATTCTTGGACTTTATCCTTTCCTCCGTTTGAGTTATCCGGAATAAATTCGCAGCCAGTTCTGTTCGTCCCATAGTTTCTAACAATTTGCTACTTTCACAATTACGCTTTTTAGCAAGTTGGAAATTCATCATATTGTACATGCCTAAGTACCCTGCATTGTTGAATTTCGCAAAATCTTCAACTCCTGCTTTTTTAGCAGTAGCGGACAAAGCCTTATTTCCCTCTTTTATTTCTTCACGGAAAAGAATCCTATCCATATCATTACTACCTTGCAGATAAATTTCAAATTTTCTTGTCTGTTCTGCAAAATAAGCCTGAACTCTCGCCACCTCAACTTTTTGGGGGTCCGCATTCATTGCCGTGATATAACATGCGAAACGTGTTAATTTAAAGTCAGGAAAATTCTTTCCGTCAATCTCACGCTCTACATAAATTATATTTTCGTAATGATTGATTCCTAAAGATAAAAATGTTTTCGTTGCTTTGTCTATCACCTTGTGAAAACATTTCATGTCATTGTATCCAAGCATAAGCATCAATTCGGAAGCCCACCAAAAAGTGATGCCATTTTGATTCTTAAAGTCTTCAAAACTTAATTCATTTTTCGAATATTCCTCTATATCACACATGCTTGTTCTGTCTTTATAAATTTGTACAATCGTTACAACGCTCCAAAGTTAAGCATTTGTTTTGGTTCCGGTAACAAATGTGACCGTTAATTTGATACAAAACGACTTCCCTACCATTGGAGAACGATCCCTTGCCGATATAATTGGCAAAACCAAAAGTACAATTTTGAAGGGGGGGGGGGTAGAATTAAAAATTTTATTTATAACAACAATTCTGAGGCTCGGTCTAAAATTCTTCTATGAGCCTCTATTCCATTTTCTTGAAGTTCTCGAAAATATAATTTAATATCTTCTTGATCTTCCATAGTACGATATATTCTTAAGTCGTTTAAATCATAAAGATAATTAACCCGATGTTCGTTCATATCTCTTAGTTGAGCCAATATTTCCTGTCGGGAAGATTCGTTATAGGTAAATATTCTTATCTTCTTAGGTTTTACCTTCTTGGAAGTTAGATCTGATTGCTGTTTAAAAAAATCTGAAAAATAATGATAATCTGTAGTTCCCAAAGAGTGTCCAAAAAAAATAATTTCATCAGCTTCTTCCAATTGAGCTCTAACATTACATGATCTATAATATGGACTATGAGATTTTATCATAAAATAAGTTGGTTTAGCAACATCGACATCATCTTGAAAACCAATAATAATAGACTTATCTTTTAGATTTCCATGTATATATGTATATTGAACATCTTTATTAGATATGTTTAAAGACAAGAGGATTTGATTAATGTCTGTATAATTAAAACTCAATATTTGAAAATAGCCATTATCTACTACTTCTTTTAGTAAAGTTGCTGCAACGGATTCTGTTTTTAATTGAAAATCGATATTTGTTAAATATTGGCATAGGCTATCTCTTAATTTTTCAAACGCAGTCTCTGTGTCTTTTGGTAAAGCTTTACCAGTTTTATATTGCTCAGCAAATAACCTTAAAAAGTTTTCTAGATCAATCCATTTTTCAGTATGAAATTTTTCAGATAAGAAATTTAGTAACTGATATTTGTGTGCTATGGACTTAAAATTGTCACTCTCAATAAAATCAGAATAGCTCGTTTTTAATCCTAAATCCAGATCAAAACCGTTCCCTATTATCAATAACCTATTGGCGAACATTATCTCTATTAAATTTTTACACAAAAATACGAAAATATTTCGAAGTGGCAATATTTGAATTGTACTTTCTGTTCTTTTATTGGGATATACACGAATGGTTCTCTGCCAGATGCAATCATCTATGGCCGTGAACTGGTATGCTCTGTTTCGTACTTTCATTACATCCGGCTGAATCCTTTTTCCCAAGAATTTTTACTATACGGATATAATCTGACTTTTTGCACCGTTTCGCTACCGCTTTGACCTGATGCCTTTTCACAACACACACACCACACCATCATGACAGAGAGCTTCATTTTCTTTCTCAATAGATAGAAGGCACCACTTGCAGTGGATATTACCACCGGATTGAAGTCAGTGGTATTCTGTGTCATCACGGTAATAGCACTTTGGTTATTGGGATGTTCCGGATGGTGAATACTCTCGTTCCTTGCGATCTCCTTCCTTGCCTGGTATATCCTCGAATGGCTTTTCTGCTCTGCCAATGCCGGAACATGCAACGGGTATACAAGGCAATCTGTTATGAGCAGGAAGCTGGCTACGTGGCCGACGCCTACGTCCGGGAATACCTCCGGACGGGAAGGAACCGGAGATTATAGAAGTGTTTTTAAACAGCATTTAATATCTATTGCATAGAGATGAAGAATTTATTACCTTTGAGTAAAATATGTAAACAATGGAAATAAGCATAGATAAAGAAAAAAAACGTTTTTATCAATTTATTGGTGAAGAAGGAAATAATAATATTATTTTTTCAGGAGTATTTGGTATAGGTAAATCTTACTTTTTGAACAAATTCTTCAATGAATTTCACAAAGACGAATATATAGGAATATTCCTATCTCCTGTAAGTTATTCAGTAGCAAGCAATGAAGATATTTTCGAGTATATCAAAGTTGATGTACTACTACAAATACTAAGTAAGATTCCATGTGATTTTGAAAGAAGTAAGATATCATTTTCTACTGGAACTTTCTTTTATCTCAAAAATCATATCGATAATTTTTTTGGCACCTTATTTAATTTGGCAGAAAAGATTTATTTAGGTACAGACCTTATTTCCTCTTTAAGCTCATTTAAAAAGGAAATTAACAAATATATAACTAAAAATTCGAAAGACGAGGGACAAGAGGTACAAAGTTTTTTACACAAGATTGCCTCACGTCCAGGTTCCATCTACGAAAGTAATCTAATCACTCAGATTATACTCAATTTGATTGAAGATGCGAAAATTAATATGAAGACTAATAAAAAGGTTATATTAGTTATAGATGATTTAGACCGTATAGACCCCGAACATATATTCCGTATTCTAAATATACTGTCGGTACATAATGATTTTGAGAACCAACAAGAACATAAGTTTGGATTTGATAAAACTATACTTGTCTGTGATATTGCGAATATTCGGAATATTTACCGTGCCAAATATGGAATAAATGTAGACTTTAATGGATATATAGATAAATTTTATAGTAAAGAAATATATTATTTCCATAATGAAGAGGCGATTATAAATAATATAGCAAATCAAGTTTGTTGTATAGATATTGATAAAGAAACAACCATTAATGACCCTTATTCAATTATACATGAGAGTCTTGTTTATATTCTTAGTATTTTTATCAAGACAGGGAAGCTAAATCTCAGAAGTTTATTGAAGATGAAAGGAGATTATCATCTAAATGGTTATATTTCATATAATTTTATCTCAAAATGTTCTATAAAAAAAATACCAGCAATGAGTATATTAGAACTATTAGAAAGAATTTTCACTTCCTCTTCTGATTTAGAAGATGCATTATCTGATTTAACGAAAAATTTCACCTATTTGAAGAGTAGAGCATTTAACGAGAAAGACTTTTTACAAATATTTGTTCCTCTTGCTGATTATCCTCAGAATAATTTTGAAGTCCAAGTAAACAGTAAGAATGATATAACACAATATACTTATAAAAATATTTCGTATTTTTTGGACAATAGAACACCATGGTATGCAACAGACTCGTTAAACTATTCACAGAATGTAAACTTATTTGAGGTACTAAAAGATGCGTATGATAATTACAAACGATATTTCTCTGTAATACAACGTTGATTATCGGTATTAGGTCTACTTTCTGCCTCAAAAAAGTACGATTCTTTAGACCAATAAAATACGATTTGTTTTCTTGGAAAATACGGGGATGAAAAGCCCCTTGGTTGTTTGTAAAGGCGCCAATCGTAGCGCCTCGGAAGCTAACGGCCGGTTATGGCATTGGCCGAGATGGCTTATCTCCATATGTAGGGATTGGGGGATATTATAGGATTTGGTGAACTACTACCGCTAAATTTTCAGTTTAGCGGTAGTTTGTCAAATATGTGATTAGGGTTCATTTTTTTCGTGATTTGAACCTAATCGGGTTCTATTTCGTGCCGGTTCCGAACTATTTTTATACCAATATACTAATTGCAGTTTGTGCATGTTTGTAATATTTTATTTTATGTGACCAAATCTGAGACAGATTAATAAATTCTTAATCCAAATAGTCCGATTGCTAATATATTAAACATTCTTACTCTGATTGTTGTCATATAAAAATCACTTTCTATATTTACGCTGTCCTACTAAACAATAGGACATTAAATAGCATGATAAAAATTGTAATCTGCCGAAAAATCGGCAAAAACGGCAAAGGCCAATTTTCAAGTTTGGCTTATGCTAAAAGGTACCCACATTTAGTACAGAAGGAAATATATCGTTTCCTAAAGTGCAAATGTCGTTGATTCGTAGGACTATCCTAAGATTGTCTTAGGGTAGTCCTATTTAAGTCATTCATCATTGAAATCCTCCTGATGCAAGTTGTATCCTGCTAATATAGCCTTCTTCAATTCCTCTCGGATATCATAATTATCTGATCCTGAAGAAATCATTCGGTCTGCTATCTCATATGCCCGTTCTTCCAAAGTCTTCTCGCCAACTTTTGAGTACTGAATAACCATACGGGTACTGTATTGTTCTCCTTCATGGTTGATCACCTGGGCTAAAGCAATTTCGCCAGCATTTATCCGAATGCCTTCTTCTGACCATCGGAGTAACATGAACTGAGTCAGCTTTAATAACTGTTCTCCACCTTCGTCTGCAATATTCTTCAAGAACTTGCAAACAACTTTGTCTTCTTCTTTTGTTAGTTTCATGACTCTTTAGTTATGGTAGTTACTGCTTAAACTCCGGAAGAATACCAAGATATAGATATCTATCATCCTCAGTATGATGGCAGGTACAGTAAAACAATACTCCATCTTCCGATTTAATTGGATCGCCTCCTTGGATTAAGTCCTTTGAACAATAATACGGACAAACGATTTCTCCAATATAATTGTATAGGTCTTCACTTATCCAATCTCCGGGATGAATAAAATCCTCTAAATCCAGGCCTGATTTTTCCCATTGTTTTAAAGTTTTCATAGCTCAATTATATTTATTCTTGAATTGTTTCTATTGCTTTAAATATCTCATATATCACCTGTGGGACTATAGCGTTTCCGTAGCCTTTGATTGATCCGGAACGCCACGCTGTGAGAGAAATGGTAAGGCACACCACATCAAAGGGAAGCCCATCATTTCCTCGACAAACAGGGGATTGAGTCGGGAAGTTGGACCAAGTTCTCTCGCAATATAGGTTTGCAGGTTCGGTGAACCCGTTCCATGTTCGCATGGAGTCTTCCAGCTGTTCGCTGTGGGTGTAGGTAACATTCCGTTCATTGCCAATGCTGTCAATGCTGTTCCCATTTGACTTTTTGGATTGTATTTCTTGCTGTACTTGTCCGCTTCCCGCGCATTTGGAGTCGGCAATAGTCCTTTTTTTGCCAATTCGTTTAGCGTTACACCGAACCCATTCCCATTCCCTTTCTTTTGTCTGACTTTTTCCCGTCTGGCATTCAACTTCTTCATATCCTGATCGGCCGGCATCATGGCCGTTGGTGTCGGAAGTAATTTCAGATCGATAAACTCCGTCTTCCCCTTTTCGTTGCAGACTTTCAGTCCCTGCGTCTGCACAGTAGGCAATAAAGAAGATTCTGTCCCGACGGTGCGGCGCTTCGACGGCACAAGCCGGAATAACAATCGGCTGGATGGAATATCCTTCTTGCTCAAGATCACGGCAGACGGTTTCAACGATGTATTCTTGTTCGAGTAACGTTTCTTTGTCAGACGCTTCAAATAAAGAGGCTTGACTTTCCACTGTAACTTCACTGCCGGGTTGTACCATGCTGATGATTCCACCAACGTTTTCACCAATAACCCAAGTGGGTCGTATCTCTCGTATTGCGCGAAGCATTTCCGGCCAGAGGTAGCGGTCGTCCTCCTGTCCTTTTCGCTGTCCAGCGACACTGAAGGGCTGACAGGGGAACCCTCCGGTGAGAACATCGATCTTTCCCCGCCAAAATTTGAAGTCTGTTTCTTTAATGTTTCCATATCCTTTTGATTTCGGGAACCAGTAACTTAGTACAGTCCGAGGAAAGTTATCTATCTCACACCAGAAGGCATTATCCCAACCCATCCACTCAGCGGCAAGATCGGCAGCTCCGAAACCAGAGAATAGAGAGGCGTGTACTTTTCCCATTTGATTCAGATTCTTTTTAATTTTTATCTTCTTTCTTGATCTTAATCTTATCAATCATCCTTTGAAACTTGGCAGCCACATAGTCACAGTGTATTGCCAAGTTCCTGTCGCGTTCCTTTTCGAGACGCTTTATTTCTTCTAATTTCCAGTCTTTTTGCATGATCATATATTTTTATTCCGATGTTAATAACTCGACTTCTGTACAGCGAACCCACAAACGGCGGTCTAAACAAACCTCATTGGTACTTCGGTTTATGTCGACAACTTTTCTTGTTTTCTGTTTGTATTTGACAGATGAACCTATTTTACATTGAGTTCTGAAAACATTGATTTTCATTTCTTGATTGCTTTTTTGAGTTCTGAAATAATATATTTGCCGGGAGAGTGCAGTCGAGTTCCTCCTCGTTCAGCAGCTTGGATTATGGTCCAAATGGGGTGTCCTATTTCTCCATTGTTCGACAATTGGCAAATGGTATTGAACTCGTCTGGAGGGATAAATAATCTTTTCAGTCTGTTGGTCAGTCCTTCGAAGTTTCTTTCTGTCCCATCTGTATTATTGGAATCTTTAGAAAAAAGATTATTTCCGCATCCTCCATTTCCCCCTGCGGGGGATAGAGGGGGAGGATACTTTTCTTTACTTTTCTTTTCTCTACTATACTCTACTTTGTCTGAAACTTCCAGAAGTTTTCTTGTTTTTTCTGGAAGTTTTTGTATTTCTTCTTGAATAAGACAGATATTATCGGGAATATCAAAACTATTTCTTTTTGCCAGCTTACTCATTTCAATGTATCTTATCTGAATTGCCCGTGATGTTATTACTCTCCCGTTTGTGAATAGTCCTTTATCAAATAGCCCGATTGCACAACAGTATTTCACAATTTCTTCAACTTGGCTTTCCTTCAGATCCCAGTATTCAGATACGTCAAAGGCAGTACTTTCGTCCCACTCCAGGAAGCAACCTTTTACTCGGTAGATTTCATTGAGTATATATGAGTAAACAGCATAGCCGGCTCCTTTAAACTCTTTTTTTAGTCGTTTGATCCGGATATCCTGAAAACGATCTGTCTCGGCTCTATAAAAGGGGAATCCGGTCTTTGCCATTTTAAAGTCCTTTCTCTTTTCTTAGCCGATTGACTTCAGCTTTGTAATATTTGATCTTCTCCTGATAATCAGAAATGGTCCATTTTTCAATGACTTTCTTGGCTGTTTCCAGTTCTTCAAGAACCTTTACCCCGTATTTTTCTATGATAAATCGCTTGTACCGATCTAAGTTGCCTCGTAAGCCGATATTGCAATTAAAACATTGTGAATGACAATTCCTTTCGTCGTATCTGGTTTTTATATGCTGTCGGCTTATGTAATGACCGTTTTGCATTATTTGCCATCTCCACATTTCGCCACATGTTGCACATCGGCAGAAACCGTTTTCATTTGCATCTCGTAGACGGATGTATTCGGAAAAAACTTTGTCCAATCTTTGCTGAAGCAGGGAGATAGAGAGACGTTTAGGCTTTGCTTCCTTGCATTGTTTACTATTTACCATTTTCTGTTTCTTTTTTGATTAATGAGACATAATCCGATGTAAAGAATAGCCATGATACCTAAGATCAAGACAACCAGAGAAAGCGCCTCTGTCCAATTGTTGATTGTTTCTATATTCATGATGTATAAATTAGTTTCATTTTAAAGCCCCGGACCATGTTATCCGGGGCACATACAAGGTGCAGTTAAAGTGCTGCTCACTTCCGTCATACCTTCTATGTCAATTTCGCATCACCTTTCAGATAGAGTCAACGGCTAACCGATGCCGCGCGGAAAACACCTGCGCTATCTTCGCTCTACTTCTGACATTTTTTTGAAGGTTTTCACTAAAAGGGTTTGTGGGCGACGCCGGCATCGAACCGGCCTCTTTACATCGTGCGCACTCCGTAATGTTTCATCCCTGATTACTGGCCGCCCAAGTTTACCGCTTACGCCTTCGCAGGCTCTTCGCGGTAAAGATTCTAAATACCATGAAAAACCAACTACTTTTCTATTATCGCCCAATCGGGGATATAATCATAATAATCTTCCATAATCAAACTTCTATGATTACAATATCTGGAGCAATCTGTCTGATCCCGTCCAATTGTTCATCAATCACCCTGTTTTTGTATTCTTCAATTGCCTCATTTGCGCCTGCTGACACAAGAGAAAGGGAAACATTCCGGCCATCTACGTCGGCGTAAATCTCAACTTCGATTTCTTCCGGTGCAAAACCTTTGAATAAGGGAATGTTCAGCTTGAAAGATTTGGGAAGGTTAGAATCGACGACTTGCGAGTAGTTATCCACCTTGCTACCGTTTTCTTCCCGACTTCGTTCGATGTCCTGATTGATCTTGGCTTTAAAGTTCTTTAGCTTGGAAACAAGTTCCATATTTTCAGTTTTGTCCTTGAAAAACGACCGATGCATTTTGAAAAACTGAGACAGTTTGGAGGATTCCCAGCTTTTATCTGTATTGATACCAAAAGCTTTAATCTCCTGTGACGCTTCCAACGTACCGCTAATTTTTGTGCGGTAGTAGTTTGTTTCGTCTGTTGTTAAAGCTATCTTCATTGTGTCTCTGTTTACAATGATATTGGATGCTTTCTGGTCGATCAGATCAATACGCTTTTCCAGCCATCTTTGCGGAGCTTCGATTGTTCCATCAATAACCACAATCTCCGGTTCTTTGGGATCAATTACATTTGAAGCTTTTCCTTCTCTTAATATTACTTGGATTGGTGTGCCGTTATAGTCTTTAGGCACAACTACGTTCAATTTGTTTTCAGCCATTTGTTCCTGTTTTTAAATTTTTGAAAATTGTTTTTTGCATTTCTTGTGGCATAATAGGGCGGGAATAAACCAGCTCTCCGAGTTTGTTGTAATATCCAACCATCCTTTCGTCGTGATAAAGGATTTTGGCACATTGCTCGTTCTCTCTGAACTCCGATCCCTTCTTGATGTGTTCAAGAAGTTGTTTCTTTTTTGAAACAAGAGGCTCCAGTTGCTTCTTGTATTCTTGCATGACTTCTTTCTTTTCTTCTTCGATGTCGTTGATTTCAATAGAAGTTTCAGCAAGAGATTCTTTTTTCTGTGCTAATTCTTCGGGTGTAAAACGATGGGTATAACCAATTTCTTCAATTGCATCGGCATTGTCCTGAATAAATTGCCATCTATCTTCTTCGGGTTGTTCCTGTCCTAAAAATTTGTCCATATTATGAGGATTTAATAATTAATTATCAATATCTACCGGATGAAGTTCTTTTGTGTTCCATTCCGGTTGTTTCATAGAGATAAGCCCAAAATTTCCGGATTCGGCATACGCATCATATCCAGGATACAAACCTTTCTCCCGGCATTCGGCTACGGTTTGTAAGGCTTGACGGTATTTGTATTTACCAATTTCGAGATCTTCCGGGTCCCAAACGAATGCTGCAATACCAAAAGGCGGGATAGTTTGAACCATTATCATGATCGTACTTCTAAAATCCCGACCTGTAACAGCACTGGCAACATCTAAGTACATTCCTTCTGAAAGTTCGTAACAGAGTTTGGCAGTTTGATATGTAAAATGTCCGATACTTTCGGCTCTGGTGGACTTCACTGAAATTATAGTATTGGCTCCTATATTTTCTTCAAACTGCATTGCATCAGGGCGAATTCTCTGCGGAATTGAATAGATTGGATCTTGATAGTAGATGGATGTTTCCCTTTTGCTATGCTTCAGTAGCTCGAAAAACAAACCGTCTCCGTAACGACGATAGTTCGAGTACATAATATCCACTATTAGTTTGTTTGGTTCGTCTATGGCTTGGAAACCGGAAGCTGCTTTGAGTGCCGCGTAATATTGTTTAAGGCCGTCCATTTTGTCCAGATCGAAACCTCCTTGAACTACAATATTCTTGATTTTCTCTTTATCAGGTGCGCCATCTTCTTCTTGGGACTGGTCCAGTTTGTCCTCCCAGAAAGAAACAAGCCCTTTTACACCATCTTTCGTATTCAATTTAAAGCCGGGCTCGACAACTACTCTGGAAAACTTGCGAGGTTCGAGTATCGCTTGGTGAATGAATTCTCCGAGGACAAAATAGTTCTTGGATTTTTCGTAAGCCTCCAAGCGGTCTTTCCAACCGGATTCTACCGCGTAAAAAAGATGAAGAGGGGATTTGATGGCCTCTTTGAGTGCACCGGAATTGATATAATCTTTCGATGCAAGGTATTTTCCCATATCTTCTTTTACAACGATACCGTTCTTGCGAAGTGTATTAGAGTAAATGTGATGGGATTTCTTACGCGCGTGAAGAAAAGATGCTATCTCTCCAGCTGTGGCATAATCCTTCAATGACCGCGTGTAATCTATGGACATCGGCACAGATGCCGGCTGGCTACTGACATCTATGCCTTCGGCTATCGCCATATTAATGAGTTCGTCTGCTGTCATTTTTCGTCATTTGATAAAATTCGAAAGTCTTTGACTTGAATTGGTTGTTTTTATTCTTCTGTTCACCTGTAAAGCGTATGGTCCACATGGTTGAGCGGGGTACGCTTTTAAGAAAGGACACAGCGCGTTTGGCCGCAATGCCGACTTTTGCCAGTTTACGGCCTTGTACTTCTCCAGTCTTAGGATCGACAACATCTTTGGGTGTGTATAAGATCGCGCACTCAACGTCTTCGGTAGTTTCCGGGTTGCTCATGCTCTGCATTTGCAAAACCGTAAAACCGTTTAGAAGACCGACCATCGTATCCCCTTCGCTGACGGGATTCCACATTTCCATATTCGCCTGTAAGGGAACAACGATCGCATTGTCAATATCCGTCAGGGCCTTGTTTGGATTTTGGGGATCAAGTGTAAATACAGCATCTTCTACTGGAGCCAAATTAGGCTTTACTGGAACGTCAAGCTCTTCAGTTTTTACTAAATCATTCATAATTCTTATTTATTAATAGTTGTACGTGTTCATTTCAAACCTCCAATCTTCTAACATTTCGTCGAATTCTGGATCATTGGTTTCTTCTCCGTCGTAGCAAAGATCGCCGTCCGGGTTCTTGATGTAGATCTCCTTCATTTCCGTTCCTCCTTATGTATTGCATATAATAAGGAAAGGCCACATGCAAAGAAGAGAACAAGGGAATAGTTGTAGAACATCCCGACACCACTGCCTATTGCCATAAGCAAGGCCATCACAAAGATGATTTTGTTTTCTGTTTCCATATCGTTGATTTTTAAATTTGTTTCAAAAAGGAAACCGTATCTACCTGTCACAGGCCGATACGGCGATATTACTACTTATTCTAAACCAATAAAAAATAACTGAGGCCAATCGCGGACTCGATCCGCGTGTAAACCCAGGTGAGCTTTTTAGGCGAGACACGTTGATATAATTAAAATTTTCACCTTGTTTATTTGGCCGCCCAACCATCTCTAAGGCGGAATAAATATTTCTTTCATATCAATGTTTGTTATGTGGCAATACGGTCTTCTTAACCAACCACCGCAAGGATACCCGGATAGGGATTGCCACGAGTTATATAGTATGGAAATAAAAAGAGTCAAAAAAGAAACCGTATCGGCTTGTCGCAAGAGGATACGGATAAGTTGGTTTTGCCAACTTCGTTAGCTGTAAACAATAAAAATTAAAGAATTAGTTGAGTAAAAATTTGTCCCCGGCAGCCGATCCGATCGACAGCTTCGCGCCTTTGTACCGGGTTTTCTTAACTTTGTAGTGTCAAATCAAAAAAATTAAGAAAATGAGCAAGTTTATTGAACTAAATTCTGGGAAAGACAAATTTATCGTGAATGTTAATTCTATTTCTTATGTTGAAAGAAGCGACTTGTCTGGTTCTGTTGTGCATTTTGCCTATTCAAGACCGGATGCTACTGCTGTTTTGTATGTAGATCAAAGTCTTGATCAGATCAGGGAATTAATCGCTGAATAATTCTTTCTTCCGGAAAACGGGGATTCCTATGATATAAAGGGTTGTTACCTGTTCTGCAATGTGCATTTCCTTTTTAAAGGTTTCCCCGATTCTTACTTCACGTAAGCGTTTTGTCTTTACTTCTTTTTGGATAAGTACTTTCATAATCACGTTTTTTAATTCGTTCCCGGAGGCCGATCCAATCAGCAGCGTAGCGCCTTCATGTCCGGGATATATCTTATTCGTAACGACGGTTGACCAACTCCATGACCGAGTAACACCGAAAGGGATCATCTGAAAGATGAACGTTACGCGTCACAACCTCACATCGACAACACCGGTTAAACAACACCGGAAGCGATAACCTCATACAGTTTGTTGCTGATCGATTGAAACGACCCGTCTACCAGCCCAAGCAAAAGCCTATTTACTGGAAGGCAGGATTTAATCCACAATGTTAAAGAACGTCTATATCGGTGCTCCCTGCCGGACTTGAACCGGCGACCTTATCATTATGAGTGATCTGCTCTGACCTGTCTGAGCTAAAGGAGCGGATATCGGAAAACTCCGACGGTTGGTTTATTTTTTCTTTTTGCTCAATTGCCATCTGATGAATATCTCGTCTACACGGCTTAACTCTTTCAGTTGGGCCGTTGGATATTCTATCTTACCCGGTCTTATTATTGGTTTGATAGCTCCTGATCTTCTCCAGCGGAGTACGTTTGCCTGTCCGTATATTCTTTCCGCTCTCCGCTGTGAGATATATTCCGGATCGTCTTTGTCCTCTTTCATGAATGAAGCGAGACGGGCGGCTATATCCGTCACAAACTTGTCGTAGGTGACCGATTTCTCGAAGAATGTTATTTCTGCGTTCATAGGGTTGTTTGTTTTTTTGTTCCCAGCGGAGGCACTACCCTCTGCTGGGATTGCTTAACTTTGTAATTGTTATCATCTGAGAGACAATAACTCACGCCTCCCGTTTTACAATACAGTATTCTTCCAATTCTCCAGTAGAGACAGAAAATTTCATGTTTGTGGAAGTGTTCAGCCTTGCAGCTATGACACGGGCCTGGGTTGTGGTTAGGTCCGGTCGGTAGAATGTCTTTGATTCACCAACCTTGAAATTCTTAAATGTTTCAGTCCAGACAGGGCGCATTACTATTCCGTCAATGACTGTCTTTTTTCTCCGCTTTTGCTTTGTCGCTAACATAATGTATATTATTTTTGTATATTAAACTTTTTTGTTGCGTTGTGATACTTCTTGGGGTTGTATCACGGTGCAAATATAAGTAATATTTTACTTGCAAACATATATTTCAAGTAAAATTATTCTATTTAGAATCAATCTAAATAATCAAATTATGGAAGATTTTGTAAAACAAAGGATTAGAATAGTTTTGGATAGATTTAATTCTAATCCTACGACTCTTGCTAAAGAGCATTCTGTTAATCAGAAAACACTCAATAATCAAATCAACTCAAATACTCAACTTTCTTCAAGTACAATATTACTTATATTAGAATCGTTTGAGAAAGTCTCTGCCGAATGGCTTCTCCGAGGTAAAGGCGAAATGCTATTGAGTGATTCTGCTCCTTTGCCTGTGAAATTATTAGATGAAGAGATAATATCTCTCCGTGCCGAAAATGCTGTACTCCGAGAGATGGTTGGCTTAAAAAGAAAGAATGATCGCCAATCGGAGACCGAGATTGCATAGTGATTGATTTTAAAACAAGAGAAAAGATAAAGTGAAAAGTTTTTTTTTTAAATGATTACTCTATACAATGTATTAGGGGTAAAAGACAATGCTACCCTTGAAGAAATAAAAGCGTCGTATAGAAAATTATCTTTGATATACCATCCAGATGTTACAGGTGGCAACTCTGAGATGTATTTAAAGATACAAAATGCATATAATACTCTTTCCGATCCTCAAAAGAGGATGGAATATGATATGCGCCTATATCGATTGATGCATCAGTCTAATAATGATAATATGCGGGGACAACAAAATAAAGAAAATGAGTATAATAATGTAACGCATCAATATCGAGAATCAAGACAGGCAAACAGTAGCTCAAAAACGTCTACTAATAAAGATAAACAACGTCAATCTGCATATCATCAAGCGGGTGTAGGATGTTTAACGATACTTGCAAAATCATTTTTAACAGTATGTGGCATATTGATTTTAATTTGGATATTAAATGAATATGAAGAATCAAATCATTCAATGGATAAAAATATCGATGCAGAAAGCGACAAATTAATTGCCGAAGAGGTCGTTGCTCCAAGAGAAGAATCCTATTACAAAGGTAATCAATTAAAAAATGGAGCATCTCCATACAGTGCTTATATTGGAAAAAACAAATATGATAAAAGCATTGATAATTATATCTTAATAAAAAATGGTTCAAAAAGCGATGTCGTTGTTCTTTTATACAATATTCTAAGTAATACTTGCGCAAGAAATACTTATATCCAAGCAGGAGTTAATTTTAAGATTCGCAATATACCTCAAGGAATTTACAAAATGAAATGTTTTTATGGAAATGACTGGAATCCTAATCTAACAATGCCCAATGACATTATAGGGGGATTCGAAACAGATGTTTCTTTTAGCGAAACAGGGGAAAACGATTATTTTGATATGTATCTGAAAGAGGACGAATCTGGTACGTCTATTCCCAATTATACAGTAACTCTTTATCAGGTTAGAAATGGTAATCTATCTATGCCTACAATAAGTAAAGATAAATTTTTTGGAAAAACAAACTAAATATAAACGACATGAGAAAAATCTTAGTTATTATTTCTATTCTATTTGTATGTATATTTATTTCTTTTGCAAAAGAAATAAATAGAACATTTTACGGATTAACCTTTCACACAAGTTACAAAATAGTGAGATGGCATTTAGAAAAAGAAAAACACAATGTATTGGAAGAAGATCAAAGTATTGTTATGTATGATAATGTTCGTATTGGAGGTTTCAACTTTGACAATGCTACTCTATCTTTTTATAACGATTTATGGAAATCTGTAGTATATTCATCTGGACATATTAATAAAGATCAAGCCATTGACAAATTTAATACGATAAAAAATGCGTTAACATTAAAATACGACATGTATGTACTAAAAGAAGATACTGATATTATAATATTTGAAGATGACAGAACGGGCATAATATTATACTGGGAATATGGTGAATCAAGGGGAGGAAAAATGTTCTATTATGTTACATTATCATATTATGATAAGAACCTATCAGATAAACAGTTTCAAAAAGAACAAGATGAGTTATAAATAGGACCAAACCACAATTACACCTTATATGCAAAATATTATAGATGAATCATTTAACAAATCTTGAATAAATTCATATGAACACAAAAATTAAACAGACATTAAAGTTACTTTTAGTAGTAACTTTATTGGTGTCCTTGACTGGAGCCGCTCAAGTAGCAAATGTATATATTTGCACTGGTAGATACGCTAAAGTGTACCATTCCAACAAGAACTGCAAAGGACTGGATAATTGTAAAGGGGAAGTTAAGTTGGTTTCTTTGGAAACGGCTAAACAACAAGGTAAACGAGCTTGTAAACTGTGCTATAAAAAATAGAGAGAATCCCCCATCACCAAGTTTAGATGCTTAGCGATGGGGAATTCTGGGTTATGGAATTTAAATTCAATCCTTCCCCCAATTTTGTTTTATCCAGTCAAACATATTTTTGGGTTGAGTTGGTCCAAAGCCGGCCCACGTGTCTCTATCTCCATCCAATTCAATAACCATAACTCGATTTTCAGAATAAAGCTTACATATTTTGTCTCTAAGTATTGATGCTGTCATTTGACCAGAACTATCTACCAACAGCCACATATTACTAATCCAATGCCACCACCCCAATTTATTATCTTTTATAAATTGTATAAAATGCATCTCCTTTTCTTTGGGGATGTTGTCGCTATAACAAACTACAAATCTTTTTTTCATATTCCATCCTCCTTTGATAGTCGAGAGTTACATTCGTTTGGTTGACGATTATTAGATAATGGTGCAATTCCAGTCACATCATCACCCATAATTCCTTTTTCAATAGCCAGTTTTTGAATAGTAAATTTTTCACTTCTTAATGAATCTCTATCATTTATCAAACAATATATGTAAACAAAAAAGAATACAGCAACTCCTAAGCAAAAAATAACAGCCAGCATTATAGTTAACCAAATAGGCGATCCAAATTTTAGTAATGTCAAAATACCTCCAATTATTAGTGCTAAGAACCATGTCAAAGGTTTCAATATTGTGGATTTTGATCCGCTTGCATCTGAACGTGAAAGAAGTTCTCTAATACCTGTTATGGACATAACGATTATTATTTAATGCAGCAAAGATGGTTAAAATCTTTAATATAACAAATCCCTGAATACAAAATTCAATTTACCTGGGATTGATAGAAAGAAGTTCATTCCGATTATAAAAGAAGCAAAAAAAATCCATCACCAAGTTTATTAGATGCTTAGCGATGGGGGAAATCCAGATTGTAGCCCCTGAGTGTAAATAAAGTGTTCGATAATTTGCGAATATTTGCAAAAAAGGTAACTTTGCACAAAGGAACGGAAAGATATGATTATTGAATTTGACAAGGACTATTTGCGTGAACTCTATACAGAAGGTAGAACGAACGACAAAAAGCACCGCTACCAGCCAGAAGTGATAAGAGGTTATCAAAAGGCAGTTTTTGTGCTTTCTTCCGCAAATACCATTACCGACTTGTTCCGAAACAATGCATTCAATTACGAGGTTTTGAAAGGGGATAAGAAAGGTATTTCATCCGTGCGGATAAATCGGCAATACCGACTTGAATTTACCGTTAGGGATGTTATGAATGAGCAAATAGTAACAGTCTGCCGTTTGCTGGATATTAGTAATCATTACAAATAGTTGTGGATATGGAAACAAAAAAAACTTACGCACCGCACGAGCTACAACCGTCCACCCCGATACATCCGGGAGAAATACTGAAAGACGAGTTAGAATCACGTGGAATGTCGCAAAGGAAATTTGCGGCTGTAATTGGTGTTTCTTATTCCGTGCTTAACGAGGTGATAAACGGCAAACGCCCGATAACCACCGAATACGCATTGAAGATTGAGGCGGCAACCGGAATACCTGCTTACATATGGGTGAATATGCAATCCAATTACGATATGCAGACCGCTCGGCGTGATAGTAAGTTGTCCGTGATATTGGATAACATACGCAAAGCTGTTGCTGTTTTGTAACTGGAGCAAATGCGACTTACATATTTGCATAAAATAATAAAGTAAAAAGATATGGGCGCATTAATAGGATTATTCTGCATAATGGCAGTGGTAGGATCTGCCATAGCAATCTGGTTAAATACTAAGTTCGGTAAAAAGTGGCTGGAAAGTCTGTGATATGGATTTCATAATTATGTTTTTCTTGGTAGGAGCGATTATTGCAGCAGGTATAGCCATTTGGCTTAATACTAAGTCTGGAAAAAAATGGCTTGCAAGTCTGTAACCTTTGCATAAGGCATTTGTTTACGCAAGTTCTCTTTTGAGACATATTTTAAAGAGGGTATGTCAAAATCTCCTTGTCCCCGCACTTGATGCGGGGCTGCAAAAGGACAGACCTTATCAATCAGATTTTTATAGGGCCGGTTTTAATGCGATCCTGCGAGGGGCGCGGGAACAGGATAGTTTCGACACACCTTCTTTTTTATTACATAAGAGGTTTAACAATTTCAACCCTTAACCCAAGCGCATTCATTATCCGATAGAATGTACCTACACTTGGATTGATAGAACCGTTCTCAATACGAGAAATATACGATTTAGTAGCGTTTATCCTTTTGGCAAGTTCCGATTGAGTTACTTTTGCTTCCCGTCTTGCCTCTAATAATATTTGCCCTGTATAGAAAGCGTATGCTTCTTCATCGAACTTGGCACGTTCGGGAGTACCTGGTACTCCAAATTCTTTTTCGAGTTCAGCACTAATGTCTGTTATCATGTTGTCTTTTGTATTCAT